GATCACACTGACCGCCGTGCTTATATGGAGGGTCAGTTTGATCACTGGGGAATTAAAAACTACACACGCATCTCTGCACACGATGGTAGGGGTGATAATGATCTAGGTGAGATTCTAAAAGGAACTTATCCAAATCTAATGACTTCTGGTGAGGTTGGTTGTACCACATCCCACCTCAAGGCACTAAAGCACTGGCTAGAAAATAGTGACGAGAGTGAAGATTATCTAATCGTCATGGAAGATGATTGTGATATTTCTACCATGCAATACTGGGGATTCACTTGGAGACAGTTTGTATCTAACCTTCCTTATCATTGGGATGTTATTCAGCTAGCAGTTATTAATCCAGCCGAGGTTCATATCAAACTACACCATAGGTTTGTTAATGACTTCTCAACTGCTTGCTATTTGATTAGAAGGTCTCATGCAGAGAGGCTAGTCAAAGGTCACTGTCGCGGCAAATTCTACAAGCTAGATCAGAATGTTAAGCCCCGTGCTGTAGCGGATGATCTAATCTATAACTCAGGTCTAACTTTCGCTATTCCCCTCTTCCTCTATAAGATTGAGCTTGGATCTAGCATTCATGATGTTCACGTCAATACTTTCCACAAGAGCAGCTATGAAGGTCTCTGGAACTTCTGGAAACAGCAGGCACCGGGCATTGAGAATTGGGAATCATACTTCAGTGTGGATCCATACCAAGGCACTCTGCCCCCTGGTGTATTGATCAAACAATATGAAGCAAAAAAAGCTGCTGAAGAAAAAGCCTAAATAAGTTGATAGTGATTTAGCACCACTTCTAGAAAATGAGATTCCCCGAAAATCCCACAATTGGTGACATTTATTTTGATCCATCTTCAGGTATTACATATACTTGGGATGGATACAAGTGGATTACCACATCTGCACCATATAACATTGGTGCGACGGGTGCGACTGGTTTAGGTTATGGTATCTATGCTTTTGGTAAAGCAGATTCATCTGGTAATCTAGCGCCAGGCTATGGAAGTGGTGTTACATTTGTAACTAGAGTATCTGCTGGTGTTTATCGTTATAAATTAGATGATGATATTACAGCGCCTGGCGCAACCTTTGGTGTAGAAGCTACGGCAATTAATAACAACAGAGTTTTTGCTAGCGTTAGAAATATCACAACTGGTGTTAATAACACCACCTTTGAGATTGTTACTAAAACAGATGCTAACCAGGCAGCTAACGCAGAATTTAGTTTTACTGTATATGGAGAAAGTGGTCCTTCCCCAACTGGAAGTGTCTATGATACTTGGCGTGCTATTGGAAACTTTGGTAATGAGCAGCAGTTTATTGATAGCTTAGAAGGTGCTACTGGTCCCCAAGGTCCTCAAGGTCCCCAAGGCATCGCTGGTAATGATGGTGAGCGGGGAGCCACCGGTGATAAGGGTGATCCTGGTACCAGTATTACAGTTAAAGGTACTGTTCCAACTGTGGGTGATCTTCCCGTATCAGGGAATAATGTTAATGATTTGTGGGTAGTAACAAATCCAAACGGTGATGGTTACGTTTATATTGGTGGATTCCCCCCTGGAGATATTCAGAACTGGGACAACATTGGACAAATTAGAGGTCCTGAGGGTCCACAGGGAACCACCGGTCCTGTTGGTCCTGATGGTGCTACAGGTCCTCAGGGTGTTCCTTCAACTGATGGTGGATTTTTCGTTGTAGTTGGTGAGAGAAATGGTTCACCATCTAGTAACCAATACTTTGCGTTTGGTAACGGTGCGTCAGCAAGAAACTCATTTTCCGTCCCAGAAGATTGTGAGCTAACAAAAATTGCCGTTAAGACTGATTCTAATGTAGGTTCTAACCAATTACGAGTTAACTTCGTTATTAATGGTGTTGAGCTAACATCTAGGGGTGTTACTGTAACAAACGGAACTAGCTATGGTTTAGCCACACTAACTGGTGGAGATGAGATCCAAATCTTAGCAAGCGATCCCGCTAATGGTGGTCTTCCAACAACCGTTGCTATGAAAGTAGCAAGTGGTAGTGGTTCTGGTGGTGGTCGTGCTACAGCAACAGCTTATTTCGTAACCAGGGGTGCTCGTGGTGCTACTGGTCTCCAAGGTCCTCCTGGACCCCCAGACGGCGCTACAGGTCCACGAGGTGCTACTGGTCTTACTGGTCCCACTGGCGGTCTTGGTGGTCCTGGTCCTACTGGTGCCACTGGTCCAATCGGTTTGACTGGTCCTGAAGGTCCTGTAGGTCCTACTGGCAATACTGGTCCCGAAGGTCCTGAGGGTCCTGTTGGTACGAAGATCATTGATAGCGTTGCTGATGAAGTAGCACTAAACTCCAAGTATCCTGGTGGTGCTGGTATTAATAGTGGTGAAGGTGTTTTAGTTGTTACGCCTACTGCAGGTCCAGCAAACCAAGTCTTTATCTACAACTCTGGATTTGTTTCGATTGGTCCTATTCAGGGTCCCCAAGGTCCTCAAGGTATCCAGGGTGAGCAGGGAGCCACTGGTGTTCCTTTACAGAGCTTCATTAAGTGCTATCTAGAGGACGATGAGACGATCAATAACGTAAACAAGCTAAATCCAAACTCACCCAATTCCGTAAATCCAACTAATGAGGTTATTAGATTCAGAACATTCAATGTAATCCAAGACACTCCTGTAATTGAAACTGGCGGTTATGTGGTAGGATCTGCTGTTGATGCTACCGGAAACGGTCGTGGTGGAATTATTGTTCCTGAAACTGGAACCTATGAGATCACTGCATCTATCGCAATGAAGTCAGGATCCCAGCGCCCTTCTGTTGGCTTAAGATTTTCTATCTCTGGAACCGATGGTACACGTGGTCCTCAGGACGCCGACCCAACGATTCTACCAGAATACGCTGCTATGGGTTATATTAGAACATCAAGTGGTCACCATGATACATCAGTCACTCTAACTACTATTGTAGATCTTGTTAATGTGCCCGGTGTTCGAGAGGATCAAGTTCAGATTCAGTTTGCTAGACTAGCTGCTGGTGGTACTGTTCGTCTCGTTGGCGATAAGAGCTTCATTACAATTAAGCGTATCGCATAAATAAAACCGAAGGGTAGTAGAATACTATAAGATGACAATTCAAATTACTAGGGGACCTCGTGGTGATGGTTCCCCTGTTATCTCTTTCGTTGGTATGACAACTGATGGAAATTCGGCTGCGGATACTTATAATAATATCTTTGGAATAACCCCACAGATCAATGGTTTAAATTCAGATGCTGTTGATATTGTAGATGATAACGCTACTACAACTGGCGGTAATGCTATTTTTGTCTTAGAGGGTGTTTCATATCTTGAATTGAGAGATAGGCAGGGTGGTTCATTTGCTAGTGCCTTTGACGTTCTATCCTATATTCAGAATGAGATTAGTGTAGCAACTGATTTATTACAGAATAGAATTAGTTCCCCTATTGGAATCGGCACTTCTATCAATGTAGGACTCAACTCATTCTTTGAGTTTGATGGTTCACTAGAAGGTGGTTGTGGATACTTCTGGGATCGGAATACTTTCCCATCAGCTAATATTGAAGTAGCTAGATATGACCGGAGAAAGATTAGTGGTATCGTCACACTCCCCGGCACATACCAAGTTGATTATGAGGTAGCCAACATAAACGGCATTACCACTACCTATGTCTTGATTAATGTGGTATAATTATTAAGTACTTAACAAAAGGATATATTATGTTTGGTTTTACTCCTGAGGCTGAAATCCTCAACGCACGTCTTGCTATGGTCGGTTTCGTAATTGCAATCGGCACCTATGCTACCACCGGTCAAATTATTCCCGGTGTTTTCTGAGTAATCGGATACAGTGCACTAACAACTAAATAATTATAATAAGGGAGGTAAACACCTCCCTTTCTAGTAGGTGAGATATGATTTTATTTTTCTGTTTTCTACCACTAATTGCTATCTTCATTTTGATGAAGTTTGTTCTTCTGGTAGAAGAGTCCCACAAAGAACTTACTTATGTCAAAGAAGAACCAAACAGGACTAGAGGACCATTTTTGGAAAACGTCTATGATGACATTGAGGGTGAAGATGAAGACTATTGAAATTGAGGAAAAGCTCCCTGCTCTCATTGATGAGTATTATCTAGAGCAAGGAAAGCCTACACCACCATGGAAACAGAAGAAACCATACTTCGATGAAGAGGGTAATATCATTCGCCCATAAATATATCGGAAGGAATCCATATATTTTCGTAAGATGGCATATAGAATACGGGGCGTAATCCGCCTAGACGATAGCGGCAATGCGAATTTGGGTATTGCGTCTGCGACAGAATTTGATGGAAAAGTAAGTTCTAAAGCAGTCAGTGAGCAGACTGACGGTGCCGTTGGTGATGTAACTGGTGCTGACGAACTACTACTACATGATACTGATACGGGTAACCTTCTCCGCGTCACTGTGGATGAGTTTATTGGTGGCGCTGGTATTGGTACCATCGTTAGTGACTTCACAAACTTAAATATTAGTGGTATCCTCACTACGAGCAATATACAATCCACTGCCGATCTTGAGATTGCTGCTGGTTCGGCATCGTCAATCACCCTGAACTCCCAGACATACTTAGGAGTAGATCCCAACTTTGATGCTGCCGCAACAGTTCACACATTAAACACCCTCTATCCAGAGTCTGGTATTGTTCTTGGTGAGGCTTCTGGACTCAGTCCAGATAACTTGAACCTAAGAACAGTAAGTGGAGACACTGTTGGTGAAATCCAATTAAACGAAAATCTACAGGTCTTCAGAGTTACCTCAAAACCAGACTTCAACTTTGCAGACATCTTGGTAAATATTGACGGTAATACTGATACCATTACTGTTGGTTGTAGCATTATCCCAGATACTAACATCACATATGATCTAGGAAGCCCAACTAATAGATTCCGTGATCTATATCTAGATGGAAATACTATTTACTTGGGTGATTCGACATTATCCGTAGTTAATGATAACTTAGAATATGGGGGTGAGCAAGTTATTACTGGTGTGGGTGGCACCATTAATACAGATTATGCAGACATTACAGGTGTGAATGCTGGTATTATCACAGCAACGCAAATTGGTTCCCCTGGTGCCGGTAACCTAAACCTAGATGGTGACTTCCTACCCATAAACAATAGACAGCAGGACCTTGGACACGCCACAAAGAGTTGGAAAAAGATTTACGTTAAAAGTGGTCCCAAAGCTATTGAGTTTGAAAATAGTAATATCGGTCTAGGCTTTACTGTAAATGCTCAAGGTGATAACATCCTTGAGTTTGATGGACACGAACTATTTGCTGGTGATGGTGATATTGGTCACCACGGCAACCTCAACAACATCTACGCTTCTGGTATTATTAGTGCTACTTCCGGTGCAGTTATTGGTGGTATTACTACCATCACAGATCACTTAATCGTTGATGATAGCAATAACCTAGGAACAGAATACAACTTTAATGTGAAGACTTCCGGTTCTTCTAAGTTCGGTGTCTTGGGTAATGGTGCTGTCCTACTAGGCAATAGTTCAGCATCACCATTCATAGCTTCCAATGACCACCACGCGACTTCCAAGAAGTATGTTGATGATGCTATCTCTTCGGCAACCTTCGATACTGTTGAACTAAACAGTGGTCCGGTTTGGTCATCAGGCACAGGTACTCCTGAAGGTTCTGTAACTGCACCCGTTGGTTCTCTATACACTAGAACTGATGGTGGTTCGGGCACTACATTATATGTGAAAGAATCTGGGACAGGTAATACTGGATGGGCTGCTAAATAGAGTAGATAGACATAGGAGGAAGCAAGATGCTTACCCTTTCCATTGTTTTTGGTGCTATAATGTGCCAGATGTTCCTCCTTTTAGGTGGTGTGATCGGTTACCTGACTTATCATCATTTAGCTGCAACACATACCGAAGCAATTGTACCAGATCACCCAGAATTCTTTGATGAGGATGGGAATATGATCAATGAGGAATTGCTAACTATTAGATTTGAAAGCTCCTATGATCACTTTGAAGAGTGGGAGGACGATGAATAAACTTTGCTCTCAACTCAAATTTATTCTTCTTGTTCTTATAATTTACACTGAAACAAATCATGACCGAAGCGACAACCAAGAAGCCACGCGCAAAAAAGACAACCTCTTCCAAGACAACTACTTCTGCTAAGCCCAGATCTAGAAAGCCAGTAAGCTTGGAGCTACCTAGGAATCCTCTCATGTTTGAGATTCTAGACCTAGTTTCACGTCAGCGTACTAAGGCTAAGAAGGTCGAAGCTCTACAGAAGCACGCTTGTCGTGAGCTTCAGATGCTACTTATCTGGAACTTCGATGAGTCTGTTGTATCTGAACTACCTGAGGGTGATGTTCCCTATGGCGAACCAGAAGATCAACTACAATATAGCGGCACTCTCTCAGAGTCACTAGCTCAGAAGTCCCGCGATATGTATGAGAATGGTAGCTTCTCTCTAGGTAATGCAGACTCCGCTGCTCGCACCACCATCCGTGCCCAGGCTAAGAACTTCTACCACTTCCTACGTGGTGGTAACCCAGGTCTATCTGGTATGCGCCGCGAGTCCATGTATATCAATCTTCTACAGTCTGTACACCCCCTAGAGGCTGAGATCCTAGTCCTCGTAAAGGACGGTCGCCTAGAAGAGTCCTACAAGATTACTCAGGAAGTCGTATCCGAAGCCTTCCCCGAAATCAAATGGGGTGGTCGCAGCTAAATAAAGTGTGTTATAATACACAGACGTTCATCCCCCAGACGGCTGGGGGACGCAAGTAGGACGACGCGGAACGGATTCGTTCATCCAAGGCAAGAGCCGAGGACGCAAACGCCGCCCGAAGGAACGGGGTTTTTATTAACCTTATTTCTTTGGAGAAAAAACATGTTAGCAGTTTATCGTGGTGTCGCATACGACACAGACCGTGAACTTACACGGAATGGTGAATACCGTAAGGTAGAAGAAACCTATCGTGGTGTTCAGCACACCGAGACCATCAAGGTCAAGGAGGCAAAATGAACATTCTAAACATTGTCCGCAAGCAACAACAAAAAGCAGCCAGACTAGCAGCAGCACAATATTTGTACGCTACTAAGACTGTCTGATCTTCGGGGGCTCCAAGCCCCCTTTTTCATGCTATAATACGCAAGCATATTTAATATTATGGACAGAGAGAAGGTAAAGTTTTTAATTCAGTCAATAGAAGTGCTTATTGACGAACTCAAGGCAGAAGTATATACTGATGCTGAGACACACAAAGTTTCTGAAACTGACTATCATGACGTTGAAGAGCCAGTCTCCACCGACGATTTGATCCAAAGTATGTTCCCCCAAGTAATCGACGATACACTATGAAGCCCGTAAAAGCCGCAGATCTACTCCGTCTCGATCCCCTCCAAAAGGTTGAGATGATCCGTTGCACCCCCAACCCACAACAGCTTGTTTACATGGGTGGTAAGAATGACTACAGTGAACTTCCTATCGAAGACACTAAGATTCCTTTTGAGCCTGAGGCGGGTGAGTGGGTCATTGACCAACTCCTAGCCAATGGTCGTGGTCACTGGGGTCCACTAGAGCACCCAGCTATCTCCTTTAGCTGCTCTGGATTCGTTCATAATGTAATCGTTCAGGCACGTACTCATCGTGTAGGTATCAGCTTCGACGTTCAGTCACAGCGTTACACATGTAAGCGTGTGCTCAAAGTTGCTGAGGGTATCCTAAAGCCCGAGGAAGTATTCTACGTGCGCCCTGCTGGCTTCTATACCAACCGTAAAGGTAAGAAGTATGAGTGGAGCCATGAGGACTATCAGACTGAGCTAGGGCTATGTCTAGCTGCTTCTAGGCACTATGCAGCTCAGTTTGAGCGTGGTGTATCTGAGGAGCACGCACGCGACTACCTACCACAAAACATTCGTCAGAACTTTGTGGTTACTTTCAGCCTACGTGCACTACTTCACTTCCTTGATCTACGTGCAAAGATGGATGCTCAGCTAGAGATTCAGGCACTCTGTGAAGCAATGATTGAACCAACACGCAATTGGGCACCTCAAATCTTTGCACATTATGAAGAGAAGCGCCTACATAAGGCACGTCTCGCCCCCTAAATAAACTTACATGGAGATTATTCTATGGCTCGATATAATGTAATCAAACCTGAAACAGGTGAAACCCAAGTAGTTGAGTGCAGTGTGCATGAGATTATGGATTGGTATGAAGCTAATCCTGGTTGGGAACGTGACTGGTCTCATGGAGCAGCACAGATCACCGCTGAGGTTGGTGAATGGAAAGAAAGATTAGTAAATAAGAAGCCCGGCTGGAACGATGTTCTAGACGCAGCTTCTAAAGCTCCGGGCTCTTACGTCAAAAAGATTTGACGGGGGGAGCCCCCTTTTTATGTCTTTCCATAATTGTCGTTAACTTAGTAAGCAAATGCCTGCAAGAAAGAATCGTAAGTCTGCTAACAACCCCATCGGGGTCGGTCTTACCGCCAAGCAGATGAAAAGGAAGAAGCCCATTAATTCAGACTTCCTTGCCCCAGTAGAGGCTATTACTGATAATCAAAAGCTTCTATTTGATCAGTACGATAAAGGTCAAAATATTGTTGCATATGGTGCAGCCGGTACAGGCAAAACATTCGTTACTCTCTACAAAGCCCTACGGGAAGTTTTAGATGAGAACACACCATATGAGAAAGTATATCTAGTTAGATCCCTAGTAGCTACTCGTGAGATTGGTTTCCTACCCGGAGACCATGATGATAAGTCTGCCCTATATCAGATTCCATATAAGAACATGGTCAAGTACATGTTCATGTGTAATACTGATTCAGACTTTGATATGCTCTACGGCAATCTAATGGCTCAAGAGACACTTAAATTCTGGTCTACCTCATTCCTACGTGGAACAACTCTTGATAAGGCTATTATTATTGTTGACGAATTTCAAAACTTGAACGGTCACGAACTCGACTCCATTATGACTCGTGTTGGTGAAGACTCTAAGATCCACTTCTGTGGTGATGCTAGCCAGTCCGACCTTGTGAAAGCCTCTGAGCGCACAGGTATCATGGACTTCCTATCAATCTTAGACCGTATGCCTTCAATCTCCAAGATCGAATTTGGTATTGACGACATCGTCCGCTCCGGTCTCTGTAAGGAATATCTCCTAGCGAAGCATGAGAGTGGTATTGAAATTTGATTTGTGCTATAATGCACTCAATTATATTATGATATATGCAGTTCACCCATAATCATGTTGATATCCCTGAACTAACCAGGGAAACCATTGACGGGGTCAGGTACTACTCTGCACCTGATACCGACGGTGAACTCATTAAGCTTGTGTCTATCACTTCAGTGACTTCTCATTGGAGCCGGGAGCGCATTGCTGAGTGGCGAGCGCGTGTTGGTGAGGAAGAAGCCAACCGCGTCTCCAAGCAGGCAACTACAAGGGGTACAGACATGCACACCTTGACTGAACATTATCTTTGTAATGAGCCGTTGCCTAAAGCTAAAGTCCCCATCTCTCAGATTTTATTTAATATTGCTAAGCCTGAGCTTAACAAGATTGATAATATTATGGTCCAAGAGAAAGCTATGTATAGCTTGAAACTTGGTATTGCTGGTACACCTGATTGTATCGCTGAGCACGATGGGGAACTTTCTATCATTGACTTCAAAACTTCCAAGAAACCCAAGCCACGCAAATGGATTGACGGATACTTCGTTCAGGCGTCTGCTTACGCATGTATGCTGTACGAGCTAACGGGTATCAAAGCTAAAAAGCTTGTAATCATTATGGCTTGTGAGGACGGGGAACTTGCTGTCTATGAAGAACGTGATATCTTTAAGTGGGTTAAAAAACTCGACGAGTATATCACCAAATTTGTAAACGACAAACTAGAAACCTATGGGTAAAAAAGAGGAACTAAACAAAGTATTGGAAGAAAAGTTCCTTACTCCTATCAAGTTTTCATATGAGATCGAGCGTATCGTCATCCGCGAAAAGATGAATTACATCGATGCTATTCTTTTCTATTGCGAAAAAGAGAGTATTGAAGTAGAATCTATTCCTAAGCTAATGACTAAGCCCCTTAAAGAGAAGCTTAAAGTAGACGCAACTAATCTCAACTTTATGAAAGCTCGGGGTCAGAGTAAGGCTAAACTTCCACTTTGAACTAGAGGTAAATGAACAGCAGACTCAGAAGAGGAATCATGCAACCATACGAAGTATACACAACATACCTCGCAATGAAGAAGCACTTCACAGACACGAAGTATGACTTCTTCAAGTACAACGGAAAGACACGATCTTCTGTTTCTGCTTTTAATAAAAGACGCGACAAGTATTTCTTTGAAAGAATGTCGCGCAAACTATCCGATGATGAGATTAGAAACTATTTCATTGCTAACTTCATTGCGACTGATAACCCCTCTGCTGTTTGGGTTGGAGAGATCATCCAAAGCGGAGAGAAGAAGTACACTGAAATGGCTAAGCGTCATCAAAGCATCACATATACCTTTAGTCAAGAATGTTCAGACCTCTTTGATTCTGTAGCGAATCCCCCAGAAGTATTTGATTGTAAGCGCGGTCACCCCCTAGTACTTAAAGCGTATCTCTCAGGAGATCTATCTATTGAGTCCCTAACTATGTTAGAGATTATCTTTGGTTTTACTTCTAAACTTGATAAGAAACTTGCCGATCCTGTGTGGGAAACCGTAAGTATGAAGATCAAGAAATACCGACCTTTCCTAAATATTGATATGGCTAAATGTAAAAAGATTCTACGAGAGCTTGTACAATGAGGTTTTTCGAATCAGATGTAGTAACAGCAGCCGTTGAGGAGATCATGGCTCTCCAACAAAATGTCATGATGTTTGCTCATTATGCGGACTTCGCTAATTTGGAGCAACAGAGAGATAATCTAAATCTCCTAAAAGAGCTTATGGATAAGCAGGAGAATATGTGCTTCAGGTGTATGCTATCTGATGACCCCGAAGCCAAAGCACTTCTAGTAGAAGTCATGGATCACTTTGAGAACCACGGTCATACCATTGACCCAGAGAATCCTATGAAAGTTTTCAGGGAAGTCGAGGGACAGCTTAAAGAAATGGAAGATGACCTAGACTATGCTGATGAGCACGGATACTTCCCAGGCGAAGAGCCTGGTGGCGAGCATCCACCATACTTTATGTGACGGTTATCCAACTGTCCACTCGGCTTGGCATCCGACAGTGCTTGCCCTATAATAAGTAGGTCGCAAACACGACAAGTTCAGCCAGTAATCCACGTTATCCAACGAATCCAATTATGTCTTTTAAAGATCTCAAGAAAAAGTCTTCCCTAGGTGCTCTCACCCAGAAGCTTGTTAAAGAAGCTGAGAAGATGAACAATGCTGGCGGCAGTGGCGACGATCGCTATTGGAAGCTAGAGTGTGATAAAGCCCAGAACGGTTACGCAGTTATCCGTTTCCTCCCCGCCCCTGACGGCGAAG